GCTCCCACTTTCTACGCTGACACCTTCGACACGCGAGACCTAACTACCATTGTCGCAGTGCTAGAAAAACAAAACAAAAAGAGGTGACATGGCTGAAGGAATTGAAACTCGCATAGAGGTCTATGGCCTTAAAGAAGCACTAAAAGAACTAAACAAGATTGACAAGTCTTTACGGCGCGAGATCACGAAAGATTACAAAAGGATTACAGCTGGTCTAGTCTCCGACATTGAATCTGCTATACCCCTAAATTACCCTCTGTCAGGCTGGCAAAGAAGCTGGTCTTTGCGCGGCTCCTATCAGGTCTTTCCTTGGCCTACCGAGCACAAAGTCAAAGCGTACATCAACACAAAACCACCAAAAGAGTTCCGACAAAACACAGTGAACCTCACGACCTTTGCGATTAAATGGCTGGGCGCGGCAGCTTCATTCTTTGACTTTTCAACAAGTAACCGCATGGGCGCTGCACTAACAGCCAAGTACGGAGATTCATCGAGAGTAGTATGGCGTCAATATGAAGCCCACAAAGACGATCTCAATAGTGCTATGGAGACGCTAGTGGATCGCGTTGGCAAAGCCGTCGGACAGAACTTGAAAGCACAATAGTCATGGCTGTAATCCTTCCAATAATTTCAGAATTTAACGCGAAGGGAACCCAGCGCGCAATCAAGGAATTTCAGAAACTCGAGGGCGCATCGGCCAAAGCGTCCTTCGCCATTAAGAAGTCAGCAGTCCCAGCAGCCGCAGCTGTCGCAGGATTAGGTTTGGCTCTAGTAGGCGCTACCAAGGCGGCAATGGAAGATCAAGCCGAACAGGTACAGCTCGCGCTTGCACTTCAGAATGTCACTGGCGCGACCGACGCACAGATCGCATCACAAGAAGACATGATCACAAAGATGAGTCTTGCGTCAGGCGTGGCGGACTCTGAACTTCGCCCGGCACTGGCGTCACTTGTGCGCGGAACTAAAGACATCGAGGAAGCAAACAAAGCGCTTGCACTCGCACAAGACATCTCCGCAGGATCAGGCAAAGACCTAGCGACCGTATCCGACGCTCTTGCCAAGGCTTACGGCGGAAACATGAAAGGACTTGCCGCACTTAGTCCAGAAATTAAAGCAATGATCAAAGACGGTGCATCGCTGGAAGATGTAATGAATGTGCTTGGCGGATCGTTCGGTGGTGCTTCTGCCGCAGCTGCCGCCACTGCCGAAGGTGGAATGAAGCGTCTCGGAATCGCATTGGCAGAGACCAAAGAGTCAATCGGTGCAGCACTAATCCCAGTAGTCGAAGCGCTCCTTCCGTACCTAATCGCCTTTGGCGCGTGGGCACAAGAGAACACTAAAGTCTTCCTTATTGTTGCAGGCGCGATCGGTGGAATCGCAGTAACGATCTTGGCTCTTAATGCCGCTATGAAAGTTTATGCAGCTGCACAGATGATCGTGAACGGCGTTGTCGCAGTGTTTAACGCGCTCCTACTTGCCAACCCTGTCACACTTGTCATCTTGGCAATCGTCGCGTTTATAGCGATCCTGACCGCGCTCTACTTCAAGTTTGAGACCGTCCGCAAAATCGTAGACACCGTTTTCAATGCGATGCTTGCAGGCGGTAAAGCGGTCTTTGACGGACTGACTACTTACTTCACAGCAATCTTCAACATCTACAAGTCACTCTTTAACGGCATCGCCAAACTATGGAATAACACAGTCGGCAAATTGTCTTTTGGCATTCCTGACTGGGTGCCCGGTATTGGTGGCAAAGGCTTCTCCGTTCCAAATATCCCTATGCTTGCGGACGGTGGAATCGTGACAGGGCCTACGCTTGCAATGATCGGTGAGCGTGGCCCTGAAGCGGTCATCCCACTATCTGGACGCAATTCTGGAATGGGTAACTACACGATCAACATCACAGGCGGTCTTGGCTCAAGCGCGGAAATCGGCACAGCTGTCGTAAACGCGATCAGAGCGTTTAATAGGACGAACGGCCCTGCCAACATAGCGGTCGCCTAATGGCTGGCGTAGCGGTACTTGGTTCAGGTAACTACGACCTAGAGATTGACACAGGGTACGACTGGAACGCTTTTACTCTTGACGATGATCTCAAAGGCGAATTAGACAATACCGAATATGTGCTTGACGGTACATCCCAGTTCGCAAGCGTTTTAGACGGAGCGATCTCACTAACTGCCAAGCGTGGACGCGCTAACACTGGCGACCAGTTCGCTTATGGCACGATGAACTTTACATTAAACGACACTTACGCCGACGGAGTGTTCAACCCTTTCGACACAACTTCTCCGTACTTTGATCCGAACAATAATCAGCCTGGACTTGCACCGCTTCGCGAGGTTCGCTTCTCGCGGTACAGCTCTACCAATGTCAAAGAACTTTTGTGGGTCGGCTACATCGTGAACTACGACTACACCTTCACGCTTGGCGGACTAGACACAGTGACCGTAAATTGCGCGGACTTCTCCTACCAGCTGGGACAGACCTTCCTTGCTGAATGGAATGTCACACAGCAGCTGTCAAGCGAGCGTTTTGATGACCTGCTGGATCTTCCAGAAGTCGCTTACACAGGCGCACGGAGCATTGAGACAGGCGTGGCGACCCTTGGCGGTGCAGCTGCCTACACTGTCGCCAACGGCACATCGGTCGCTGGGTACGCCAACAAAATTAATGAAGCCGAGCAGGGAAGAATCTTTGTGGATCGAGAAGGCACTATCGTCTTCCAAAAACGCATCGGACAGACACTTGGAATCCCTGTCGCCGAGTTTCATGACGACGGTACGCAGATCGGCTACAGCGCCATTGACATCTCCTTCCAAGCGGACACGGTCGTAAACCGCGCATCGGTCGCACGCGTTGGAGAAAACACTCCAGAAGTCGCTGAAGACCTCGCATCTCAAGCCTTGTATCTTGTGCAGACCCAGTCGATCACCGACTCGCTTCTGCATAATGACGCCGCAGCTCTCACACTTGCCGAATACCTGATCAGTCCAGATCCCGAAGCACGCTTCAATTTCTTAGGCACCGAGTTCCCCGGCACAGCCGCACTTGACCAAGACCTACTGGCTCTCCTCGATGTAGGCGACCTGATCAACATCCAAAAGTCAATTACTACTTCGGCAGGCCCAACCCAGTTCGCACAAGATCTCACCATTGAAGGACTCGAGCACAGGCTTACTTTGTCGGCTGGGCACGCAGTCACCTACTTCACCTCACCAACCACAATTGTCTATGAGCTGATCTTGGATGACATTGTGTATGGCACACTCGACGAAGAAAATGTCTTAGGATAGAAACATGGCAAACGAGCAGACAAGCGTCCCACTTTTTACCGCTGGCGAGGTATTGACCGCCGCAAACATGAATATCAGCGCTGGCACAGGCACGCCAGTCTTCACAAACACAACTACGCGCGACGCGGCTTTTGGTGGTACAGGCGAAAAAGTATTAGCAGAAGGACAACTTTGTTACCTGTCGAGTACCAATGTCGTGCAGTATTACGATGGCGCAGCGTGGGCTACTGTCGGGCCAGCAACCGCTGGCGGACTAGTTTTTATTAGCAGCACAACAATAACGGCGGCGACATCAACAACTATTAGCAACATTTTTACAAGTACCTACAACGATTACAAAATGCTAATTACTTTGCGCGGGTCGTCAGATAGCAATAAATTAAGAATGACTCTTACTACAGGCGGAACACCAGTAACTACTGGTTACGCGGCTGGTAACTTTATTGGAGATTATTCAGCAGGTGCACCAACAACATTAAGTTACGGCTATGCAGGTAGCACAAGATTTGAGTTAGGCTATATTCCGAATAACACAGGAAACCCAACGATTAACGCAAATATACAATTAGATGTATTCGGCCCAGAAGCAAGCCAACGAACCGCATTAAACGGTCTTACAACTTCTGTTTGGTCAGGTGCAGCAAACGCTGGCGGCATGATAATTGGTTTTCTTGATTCGCTAACAAGTTATGACGGAGTGCAAATAACTAATTCTTCCGGTACAAACATGACCGGTACAGTCGTTGTCTACGGATACGCAAAGGCATAAACATGAATGATATTTCAGTAATTTTTATAGAAGAAACACCCGAAAGTATTGCCGCTGGCAAAGTTGAATTAAAAGCCGAACTAAAAGCACAAGCCGAAAGACTTGCTGCTCGACAAGCCTTGTTAGACCGTTTAGGCATTACAGCCGATGAAGCCGCGCTACTACTTGGCTAGCATCATGCTCGCGCTCATCCTGACCGCTTGCGCTGACCGTTACCGCGAAAACTGCAACACAACTAAAGCCGACGGACTACTTGAAAGACGCTGCCCATGACCACAGACAAACGACTAAGCAACGAACAAATCAAAGCTCGACTAATCCTTATCGTAGGTATCGGGCTTACAGCATCATTCGTTATGGCAATCGCATCACTCATCTTCGGACTGCTCTTTGTCGTGCAACCTACAGAGCAAAGCCCGAACGACGCCGAAGCATGGGGAGTCTTGTCGCCGATGCTCATGACTTTGGCAGGCGGCTTGATCGGTCTGCTCGCTGGCAACGGACTTAAAGACCGTCCTAAAGATCCACCTACATTATGAGCGTGATCCCAGCGAACCCAGCAATCCCAAACTCAAGACCGTACACAGGTAACTCGGACGGAGCCGCAGCTGGGCCGCGCGCAGGAATGGACGAATGGATCCGACAGGCAATTAAATACGGCAACGGAGCCTTTTGGAATAATGGGTCGTGGGGCGTAAGAAATATGCGCGGATCCGAAAATCTGTCAGTGCATGCCACAGGGCGCGCAGTAGATCTTTCATACCGCAAGTCAGACAAAAACCCAAACGCAAGTCGCAAAGGATCAGTTGCCTTTCTAAACATCGTTACCGCTAACGCGAACGCGCTCGGCCTTGAATGCGTACTTGACTACATAGCACCATTCGGACGCGGCTGGAGATGCGACCGACAAAAGTGGCAAAAATACACTAAGGAAACTATTCACGGTGTTCCGGGCGACTGGCTTCACTATGAGATCTCCCCTGCTATGGCAGACTCTCCAGCCCTTGTCAAACAAGCCTTTCAGAAAGTGTTCGCCGAAATCCCCCAATAGCGCGCACCGATCCTCTATGGTCGAAGTACCGACGATAGGAGTGAAATTATGACCGAACCAAAAGTCTTCATTTATGAGGTAGGTCGGTGCTCAATGGACAACGGACAAGAAATACTTGTTCAGATCTTTAGACACGAAGACACCCACAAAATCATCCGCGCCCAGATCGCTTTCCGAACCTTGGCAGGCGACAGTTGGGGCGTCCCAACAGAATTGAGTTTTCAACAATGAGCTATCTAACGATCAAAATCTTTGCATGGGTAACTATAGGGCTTTGCCCTTTTGTGCTGCTCTGGGACGCTTCTAAGCCGCCTGAAGGCATGTCACAAGTAAGCCCCGTGACCGCCTACGCCACGATCCCACTAGGGACACTGCCAGTCGTAGTTACACCCCCCGTCACTACAGCTGTCACCGCTTGCGCTGGAGCTCTTGATCTTGCTTTGAGTGTGGGATGGCCTGCGACTGAAACACCTACGCTTCTACGCGTACTTAAACGCGAGTCAAATTGTACGAGTACCGCTTTCAATGCTCGAGACACCAATGGCGGCTCTTACGGTCTCATGCAGATCAATGGATTCTGGTGCACCCCTTCGGCATACTGGCCCCAAGGATGGTTACAAGCGAAAGGAATCCTGACAGTGTGCGACGAATTGTTTGATCCCAAAGTAAACCTCACCGCCGCTCTCGCAGTGTGGCATAATTCTAACTGGTCGCCTTGGAATCTTCCGAAGTGACCGAAGAGCCCTATCCCGAAACTGGTATCACAGAGGAGACCCGACAGATGTATCCCGAAAACTATTCCGACAAATACAACAAAGTATTCAAAGAGTTCATAGATGACATTATGCGCCCTAATCATGTAGCGCGCCCAATAGATCGACTAGACGATCACGAAATACTTTTAGACGAACTGACGATTATGTACGACGCACACATGACGATCGGCGGAGAGCAAAACCGATTCAATGCAAGTGTGATTCGTGCGGCGATTAACTGCATTCGGGCTTACTCCGCATGAACGACCTACAACTCTTTGCACCTACACGCGGACTTGGCGCATACCGTGAAGAATGTGCAATAGACCGAAACACCGTCATCATCTCACCCAGCGCAAAACCCACTTCGGCAAGTGCAGCTTTGCGCGCACTGCCTAAATCAGGCTCAAAGCGTAGGCGCGTTTATGAATACCTAAAACAGACAGGCGGCGCGACAGACGAAGAGATCGAGCGCGCACTAAGTATCTCTGGCAACACTGTCAGACCTACCCGGGGCTCCCTAGTCAAAGACAAGTTTGTCTACGCCACAGACCTTGAGCGTCCGACGCTTGCAGGCAACATGGCGATCGTATGGAAGGCGCGCTAATGGCACACTTTGACATATCGCTTTATGAGACCGTTGCACAGCGCCTTGAGCGCTTTTGGACTGCCTACCCACACGGACAAGTCATTACGACCATGATGCACTACGACGCTTCTACGGTGATTTTTAGATGCGAATGCTTTGACAATGACGGACGCATGATCTCGCAAGGCTGGGCAGAAGAAGTCATGGGAAACAGTCCAGTAAACAAAACATCATTCCTAGAGAACTGCGAAACATCCGCAATCGGACGCGCAATCAGTAACGGCCCACTAGGACACACTGGAGAGCGCGCATCAGTGACCGAAATGGAGAAAGTAAACCGCGTAAATAGCACTCCCGCACCGGACACATTTGGCGGGGCAACACCTAAGCAGATCGGCTTCTTAAAGAGCCTTGCGCGCGGTAAAGCATGGGATGACTTTCAGCTGCTTGAGTTCATACACAAGACGCTCGGAGTAGACGATGTCGTAATAGAGACCTTGTCATCGGGACAGTGTCGAGTATTGATTGACAGGATGAAAGCATGAGCACAATGAGAGAAGAACTAAATAATTTAAGCACAATGCTTGACTTGCTAGAGAAGTTAATGCGCCTGCATGACTTCATCGGCAAAGATGACATAGACAGCAGGCTTCGCTGGGCAGCAAAAAACACTGCCGACAAAATCAATCGCCTATCAAACTTAAGCGAGTAACACAATGAAAAACCCAGACCAAGAATACGACCGACTTCATGATCACATGACCGCGATCGCTCGAGAGCGAGACCACGCAGTCCGCCAGATAGAGGCACTTACAAAACAGTTAGAAGAGCTTAAAGACGCGCTTGTCTTAGCGCATGAAGCCTTAAAGCGGGAGATGCCATGAGTCGCACAGTTTGGCTTGCATTGGCTTTGACGCTTCTATGCGGCGCGCTTATGGCAAGGTCTGATAGAAAGTAAACCCTTTGACAACTGGCTAGTTGCATGGTCGTACATCGTTCGCATGATGCGGGACTTTCATCTCTGGGAACAGAGTTAGATCGGCGCGTCCAAAACCTGCAACACGA